GGAAACAAAAAAAGATGTTTCTTATTTAGGTAAAGATTTTAGTCAAATTCGAAAAAACTTAATTGAATTTACTAAACAATATTTTCCTACAACATATACTGATTTTAGTGAAGCTTCATCTGGAATGATTTTACTAGAATTATCAGCATATGTTGGCGATGTATTGTCATATTATGCTGATAATAATCTTAAAGAATCGTTATTGGAACAAGCATCTGAACGAGGAAATATATATGATATTGCTAACATGTTAGGATATCGTCCAAAAAATTCAATACCAGCATATGTTACATTAGATGTATTTCAATTAGTTCCATCTATAGGATCAGGTAGCAATGTTGCACCAGATTATACATATGCTTTATCTATAAAACCTGGAATGCAAGTTGGAGCTAACAATGGCTCATCTGTATTTAGAACTTTAGATTTAGTTGATTTCTCATATTCATCTTCTTTTGATCCAACGGAAGTTACAGTATATGAAAGTGATGATGCTACTAAACAACCTACATATTATTTATTGAAAAAACAAGTACAAGCTGTATCAGGAAAGGTTGTTACTAGAACGTTTACATTTGGTTCTCCCGTAGCATATGATAAAGTTGTTTTACCAGAATCAAATATTATTGATATAATTTCAGTAACTGAATCTGATGGTGATAATTGGTATGAAGTTCCATATTTAGCTCAAGACACAATTTTTGAATCAATACCAAACTTAGCAGAAAATGATCCAGATTTATATCAATATAGATCATCATCGCCTAGTTTATTAAAAATGAAACGAACTGCAAAACGTTTTGTTACAAGATTACGTAGTGATAATTTATTAGAATTACAATTTGGCGCCGGCGTTTCAGATAACAATGATGAAGAAATTATTCCAAACCCAACTAATGTAGGAAATGGTTTATCGGGAGTACGTAAAAATATTGATGTTGATATTGACCCTTCTAATTTTTTATATACAAGAACATACGGACAAGCTCCTGCAAATACAACGTTAACTGTAACATATACTATAGGTAATGGATTATCGGATAACGTTGTAGCAAATGTATTAACTAATATTCAACAAATTAATTATGATGAAGATGTTAATTCTTTAGGAGCAGTTCCAGTATTTAATTTTGTTAAAAATACAGTAGCAGTTACGAATCCAGTACCAGCAGCCGGAGCAAAAAATTCTGATACATTACAAGATATAAAAAATAATGCATTATCAAATTTTGCAACTCAGAATCGTATGGTAACTAGAGATGACTATATTATACGAGCATATTCAATGCCAGCTAAATTTGGTAGTATATCAAAAGCATACATTGTTCCGGATGATCAAATTATACAAGAAGATTACACACAAAATCGTTTACCTAATCCTTTAGCACTTAATATGTACATATTAGGATTTAATGAAAATAAACAATTAACTGCATTGAATACAGCCGTTAAAGAAAATTTAAAAACATATTTGAGTCAATATCGTATATTAACAGATGCTGTAAATATAAAAGATGCTTTTATAATTAATATAGGAGTACAGTTTGAAATTTCTGTATTATCTAATTATAACAGTAATGAAGTTTTATTAAATTGTATTAACACATTAAAAACATATTTTGATGTTGATCGTTGGCAAATCAATCAACCTATACTTAAAACAGAAGTAATGAATGTTATTTCAAATGTTAAAGGTGTACAAAATTTAGTTAATCTTACATTTAATAATGTATATGATACTACATTAGGATATTCTGGAAATGTTTATGATTTAGCATCTGCTACAAAAAATGGCGTTATATATCCATCTTTAGATCCTAGTATATTTGAAGTAAAATTTCCAAATCAAGATATTAAAGGTCGGGTTGTTAATTATTAAGGAATATAATGTTTAGAATATTTTATGCAGAAAAAGATACAACGTTGTATGAAGCATATCCAACATACAATACTGGATTAGATGAAATACTAGAAATTGGTAAACGTCTAGGTACCGATGGCGAGACATTATTAAAAGCAAGAAGTATCGTAAAATTTGATATGTCAGAAATTTCTGCATCATTATCTACATATAATAAATCTGTAACAGACTGTAAATTTGTATTGCAATTATTTACAACTGATGCAAAAAATTTGCCTGCTGAATATGACATTAACGTAAAAATGTTAGGTCAAAATTGGGTGAATGGTACTGGTTATTTATCTGAAATAATTACAGATGGTGCATGTTGGAATACTCCGCAATCTGGTTCAAATTGGATATCTGGTAGTCAACAAACAGAAATTGGAACAAGTGATTTATATATTTCTGGATCTGGGTTAGGTGGAAATTATTTATACTATTCTGGATCAAGCACAGCTCCTACCTTAATTACATCTGAATCATTTTCTTATAGAACTAGCGATATTAATATAGATGTTACTAATCAAATAAGAATATGGTTAAGTGGGAGTAATGGAAATACGATACCAAACTACGGATTCTTAATACAATATTCAGATGCAGATGAAGCAGATGATAACGTAAAAGGATATGTTAGATTTTTTAGTAGAGAAACACATACTATATATGTCCCTAAGTTAACAATGTACTGGGATAATAGTGCTTTTACAACGGGTTCATTGGCTGCGGCTAATCTAGAGTCATATATTGTATATACCAATGTTAAACCGTCTTATAAAGACACTGAAATTTCTAAGATTAGAATTTTTGCTAGAGACAAATATCCGCAAAAATCTCCTACAAATTTATATCCACTTGATACAGTTAAGTATTTACCTTCAGGTTCATATTATTCCGTTTTAGATGCTGCAACTGACGAAGTCATAATTCCATATGATAATATTTATACTAAATTAAGTTGCGATAGTACCAGCAATTATATTTACATAGATATGAACGGTTTTATGCCAGAACGATATTATCGTTTACAACTTAAAATTGTAGATGGATTTACGGTACAATATGTTGATGATCAAATTTATTTTAAAGTAGTTAGATAATGGATAGCGTTTCACTTCGACAAGACTCATTTTATGAAGAAAAAGGTATCACTGCATTATCAAATGATAACGTAGTAGTACCTAGAGACCTTGCTGGTAATATTTTAGCGCAAACTACATCATCATTATTAGTTATAGAAGCAATTACAACAAATGTATTAGCTGAATCAGTATTACCATTATTAGATACTCAATTTAATTATTTTAAATTTCCTGCGCGCACTGCTGTTGTTGACGAAACATTAGATTTAGATTTAGATTTAAATTTAGATTTATCTCTAGAGTTAGAATCTGAAATTGCTACGGTTGAATCAAATATACCACTTACTCCATCTACGTATAAACCTAGTGCGAATCAACAAGTAAGTAAAATTAGCAAAGACAGTTTAGATGGAACAAAAACTGAAGCTCAGATTGTAGAATTATCAAATGTAACTCAAGGTCCGCCGCAACAATATAAAAATGCATTTACTATAACACAAGATTTAATTGAACAAGGAAAAGATTTAAAAGTAACCGGTGTTATAACAACACAATATAATTCAAATAGAAATTCAGAAGTTGGATTCTTTTTTGGTTTAGGTAAAAATGGAGAAATAACTGATTTATCTTCAGCATTATTTACTAATTATTTTACTCCGGATAATGTAAATAGTAGAAATCAGGTTACAAAAGAAGGCATATATACTACCGTTATTGATGAAACAGTAACTAATGCTTCATTAGTTGCTCTTGGAGCTGGCACAGATATATTCTTACGAGGATTTGCAGAAGACCAACAAGAAAATAGAAATCATACAATATTAGCAAATTCAACATTTATTAAATTCGAATCAGTATAATTATGTTAACGCAGTATAAAAATATCACACAAATTAATACAACTACTAATGCAGTAGCTGCACAGCGTTTAACTGACCAACAAATTGATTTACTATCATATCCTAATTATGAACGAAAATATCTTCCAGTAAATGATATAAAAGAAAATGCAGGAGATTCTAGAATAGAATTACATGTATATGCTGCAGATTCTTGGTTGTCCGGAAATCATAAAGTTCAACAATTAACAAAAATTCCGGAATACGTTGATCCAATAACAAATCGTAAAATTGATTTATATAATCCAATTGCAATTGATATTCGCAAGGAATTTGATACATTAAAATTAACAGCTGGCACATTAAAAATTGTTGTTAACTTCTTTAAAAACTTGATAGGTAGTTATGAACAACAATATTTAAGAATTGATGAAATTTCTCCAGATAGAACTGAAATTCGTTTACGTGCGATTGACATAAGAAATCCACAATTTTTAACGCAATTAACTAATTATATAGATACTGTAAATCAAACATCTACTGTAGATGTAGAATATGAAACGGTTTCTAGCGCCAGAAATCAAGAATCTATACTTAATGAAATTGTAACTCCTAAAAAATTCAAAACATATTTATTGAATTTTAGTAGAAATCAAACGTTTCAATTTGTTAATAGCGTAGTTGTTGGCGAATATGTTTACGTAAAACTTAATCAACCGCTACCTAATGAATTTCAAAAAGATTTTAAATGTTGGATTGTTGAAGAACTAAAACTTCCATACGTTGATAATGTTACTTTACAAACAGAATCAACTACTCGTACATTTAATAAATTAGCAAATCCAAATTGGCAAGCAGTATCTACATTAAATACTTCAACAGATACTGGATTGAAAACTTGGACTGAATTGTTAGGTTCATCAACACAAACATCACAACAAATTGTCGATGCATATTTTTCCGGCAGTCTGTCTGGAATGAAATTGAATATTGATTATTCCGATTTTAATAACTTTATTTTTTATAGTTCAGCAACTGAACGATTAGAAAATTTTAGATATAAACTACAATTATTAGAAACATATACATCACAAAGTTTTGCAGTTGCACAATTGTCTGGAAGTGTTGCTATATCAAATCAACAAGAATATGCAACATTAAAAAATAATTTGATAGGAGGCTTTGATAATTTCGAACAATGGTTGTATTATGAATCATCATCAAAATTAACAACATATGATTTACCACGCGAATATTCTACGGTAGCATCAATTACTGGTAGTTACATAACCCCGGCACCTAAATTTAATTCTACGGTGCCATATACATTATATTCTGTAACTAGTTCTCAATTTCAAACTTGGTATGATTCTATATATGTTAGTGCATCATTATATGATCAATTAAATTATAATGCATTATATTATTCAGTTCCAGAATACCTTCGTTTAGATCAATCTAATCAAAATCTAAATACATTTATAAACATGTTAGGTCATCACTATGATATATTCTATACATATATCAATCATATGACCAAACTTAATAAGCGTGAA